TATGCTGATCAGTATAAAGATTGGCTTTATCAGATAAAATTAAAAAAGTCAGATTGGGAAAAGCAGTACGAAAAACTAAAAGAAGAATTTGAAGATGAAGACTATGTTAAATTTGAAATGAAGCTATCAAAAAAAGATAAATGGTATTTTAAAGAATTAGATAAAAAGCCGGAAGTACAAAAAGCAGAAGAAGTAAAAGCTGCTGATCATAGCCCAGATCGTGATGATTTACCTTTTTAATTATATTTGCTGAATGTTAATTAATTATGATGATGAAATTGACAAGCTAATAAAAATTAGAAAGGGTGAGATTACCGAGGGCTTTAAGTTAGATTTGCCGGAGATTGATGAATATTTTAGATTCAAGTCCGGCAATTTTAATTTAATACTTGGACACGCCAACGTTGGAAAAACAACAGTAACCTTATTTTTAATGCTGCTTTATTCTATTAAGCATAAAATCAAATGGCTTGTATTTAGTAGCGAAAACGATCCTCACACAATTATAAAAAAACTTGTAGAATTTTTAGAAGAAAAACCTATCAATAAAATATCTACTGAAAGATTTGACACTCATTGTAAGTTTGTGTTTGATCATTTTAAATTTGTTGATACAAGTGAATTATACACATACCGGCAGTTATTAAAATTTGCAGAAGCCGTAAAACAGGCGTGGGATTATCAAGGCTTTTTAATTGATCCGTATAACAGCTTAATGAAAGATCGTGATTTATTGGATGGATTAAACGGACACGAGTATGATTATGAAGCGACAAGTCAGATGAGATTATTTTGCAAAACAAATAATATAAGCATATGGCTAACAACACACGCTGCCACAAATGCCTTAAGAATTAAACACCCATTACAACACGAATATGCAGGGCATCCAATACCACCATTAGCTTCAGATGTTGAGGGTGGAGGTAAGTTTGTGAATCGTGCTGATGATTTTATTGTAGTTCATAGATATACACAGCATCCAACAGACTGGATGAATAATTACATACATATAAGAAAGGTAAAAGACAACGATACCGGTGGCAGACCTACGCCTATTGACAGTCCGATTATGCTAAAAAGCATTAAGAATAATGTGGGCTTTTTGGTAAATGGAAAAAAAACTCTAAATTTAGCTTTAGTTGAACAGATTAAGGCACCTTTTTGAGTATAGAAAACAAACTAACCGACCGACATCAGGACTGGATTAATATTGTAAGATCATTTGGCATAAAAGATTACGCAGAAGATTTGGTACAGGAGATGTATGTCCGTGTGCTAAAATATATTCGACAAGGCAAAGACCTTAGTTACGATGATGATATAAATTACTTTTACATTTATCAGATGCTTCGGCATATGACAATAAATTTACAAATAAAAAAAGGCAAAGTAAATGTTATTAATATAGATGATTATCTAAATCAGATCAAAAGGTACAACAGGATTGAGGAAGATATACAAGAAAAATATAATAAGGTAAATAAAAAATTAGACGAAATGTTTTGGTACGATAGCCAAGTGTATAGGATTATTGAGGGTGGCACAAGTATTAAAGAATTATCAGAAAAAAGTAAAATCAGTTATTACAGCCTTTACAGAACGTATAACAAAGTAAAAAAAATTTTAAAAGAAATAATATGAAGTTAGGAGATTTAGTATATAACATAACATATTACACCGGCATACATTGGCTTACAAAAAAAATAAGTAAATTACTTGGAAAAGATTGTGGGTGCGATGAGCGTAGAAAAAAATGGAACAAGATAGAGCTTTAGACATACAGCGATGGCAGGAAGCCAAAAAAAAAATGGAGGCATATAAACCAAGCCTTGAACAAGAAGAATTTAAACTTATTTGTGAGTTACACGCCAAATATAAAAACCACAAATATTACGAGATCAACTTCTGCACTTGTAATAAAAATCAAATTAAGCAATGGATTAGAGAAGTTGATGAATGTCTACAATAAAAGATATACATAAATGGGAAAGGGTTGTGGTAGCCTTATTAAACCTTGATGGTTGGGAGCTTGTATGGAGCAAGAATGAATTTGAGCATTACGATGCAAGAGGATTAACACCCAAGGGCTACGAGTGTGTTATTGAAATGAAATTCAGAAACGATTACTATGAAGAAAAATTACTTGAAAAATATAAGTATGATAAATTAATGGCAATGGATGAGAATATTGTCAAGCTATATTTTGTGAACGATCCAAAGGCTAACTATATGTTTTGGTTAAATAAATTAAACCCTACAAAAATTGTAAAGCTTTGGTGTCCGGAAACAACACTTTGGAAAAGTAAAAAAGTTTTAAAAGATTGTTATTTAATTAACGAGCGTGATGCTATTATAAAAAATTTAAACGATGCCTAAACCAAGAAAACAAGAAAAACAAAGTGAATATATAATCAGATGTGTTGCTGATTCGGAAATGGAAAACAAATATCCAGACCGAGATCAACGCCTTGCTGTTTGTTATTCATATTGGAGAGATCGCAATAAGTAAAATATTTTTTTTATTTTTATATAAATAAATAAATATGAATGTACTTGAATTATTTGCAGGCTCAAGAAGTTTTAGTAAAAGAGCTGAAAAATTAGGCTACAAAACCTTTACAACCGATCACAAACCTTTTCCAAATATTGACTACGTTACTGATATTATGGATTTTAATTTGAATAAAATACCTTTTAGTCCTGATATTATTTGGGCAAGTCCCCCTTGTACATCATATAGTATAGCTGCTATATCTCATCATAGACCAAAAAATAAACCTTTATCAGATTTTGCAATTAAAAGTGATAATATGGTAAAAAAAACTTTACAAATAATAAAAATTTTAAAGCCTAAATATTGGTTTATAGAAAATCCAAGAGGTATGTTAAGAAAAATGGATTTTATGCAAAATATAGGAATTAGAAATACTGTTACTTATTGTCAATATGGGGACAAAAGAATGAAGCCCACAGATATTTGGACAAATAATGCAAAATGGGTACCTAAAAAAATGTGTAAAAATGGTATGCCCTGTCACGAAGCAGCACCAAGAGGATCAAGAACAGGAACTCAAGGATTAAAAAATAATTATTTAAGAAGCATTGTTCCCGAACAGCTTTGTGATGAAATTTTAAAATCTCTATTATGAATTATCAATTTCAAATGTATCAGGCAAAAACTACTTACCTTGCCGAAACCCTTATAAAAGAATATCAAAAAAACCGAACAAAAGAAAACCTAAATAAGTGTAGTTTAATATGGGAAATGCATTTTTATACTAACAGCCTACAGGCAGAAAATTTAATTTTACAGGAAAAATACAGGTCTGAAACTATTAAACTTCAAAAACAAGTAGAACAATTAAAAGAAAAATTAGATGAAAAACATTACGCTGCTCGATTCAAAAACTTGGGAAGTGAGCGATTTGGTAAAACAAATGACAAATGATGAATTTTATTATGGATATTTAGGCAAAGCTGCCCTAAGTAGTTCATCAATAAAACATTTATTAAAAAGCCCAAAAAGATATAAGTATATTACAGATTATGCACAGCCTATGACATCGGCTATGAAAACCGGATGGTTATTGCATTGTGCAGTATTAGAGCCAGAAAAATTTTCAAAGCAAATATTTGTAGATGTTCAAAGCAGAAACACAAAAAAGTTTAGAGAAGCTGCCCAAGGCAAAGATTTAATATTTACAGCAAAGGAAAGATCTGAAACAGAACGACTGCAAGATGCAATATTTAAAAACGAACAAGCATTAAGATTGCTAACAAAATGTGATTATGAGGTGCCAAGTATCGGAATTATTGAGGGCATCCCTTTTCGTGGTAAGGCAGATGTATTATGTGGTAATCGTATTGTAGATTTAAAAACAACGATGGATATAGATCTATGGGACCCTAAGAAAAAGTATGTAACCGGCAGCCCATATAAACTTAATTACGATGTACAGGTATTTATCTATTCTACGATTTTCGGAATTAATTATAAAAATTTTGTATTTTTAGTTATAGACAAAGGTTCACTTGATATAGGCATCATTGATTGCAGTGAGGAATTTTATTTAAGTGGTAAACAAAAAACCTATGAAGCAATTGCAAGGTATAAGCAATTTTTTGTAGATAATGTAGATATAGATAGCTACACAATAAGAGGAACGTTATGATAAAAAAAGTAAACATATCAGAAGTAAAACTTAACCCTAAAAACCCAAGGGTGATAAAAGATTACAAGTTTGAAAAATTAGTAAAAAGTATAAAGGATTTTCCAGAGATGCTTAAATTAAGACCGATCGTTGTAAATGAAAACAATATAATATTAGGTGGTAATATGCGATACAGGGCTTCTGTAGATGCCGGACTACAAGAGGTTTATATAGTACAGGCAAACAATTTGAGTGAAAAACAGCAGGAAGAATTTGTTATTAAAGATAACAGCAGCTTTGGAGAATGGGACTGGGATATATTGGCAAACGAGTGGGATATCAAAG